GTCAAATTGACTGCCCTTTGCAAAGGTATGGGTAAATACCAAATGCAAAGACCATTATGTGCAGTATGCGCTAGTACCCCTGCTGCAATAAACTATATAAAAAACAATGTCTATCACTATAGAAAGATGTGTGATAGTTGTATAAGAAAAGGTAAGAAACTGAAACCTAAACCTCCGGCTTGGTTTAAAGCAGGATATCGGAAAAAATCACATTGTGAAAAGTGCGGATATGTTGCGAAATTTCCTGACAAACAACTTACGGTTTATCATGTAGATGGTAATTTAAAAAATATTTCCTCAATAAATTTAAAATCCGTTTGTTTAAATTGTAGAGTTGAAATAGCTAATAGTAGACTTCCTTGGCGAGAAAGTACCATCACACCAGATTTTTAAGAGCTCTATATAAATCTTCAATGCTACCATTATTTTCAATTACAGCATCAAAATCTGTTGTTGCCCAACTATATTCGCTAGCATGAATTTCGGGCCAATCTAGTTTCATACATTCTGGATGAAATCTTGCAGTTTTAAACCACTCAGGATCTGGACCTCTAACAATTCTTACTACTCTACCGCCTGCACGACGTATGGCAGTAATTTCATTAGGAAATCTGCAATCACTGATTACAACACTGTCCTCAGATTTTCTTAACTTATTTTCCAAACTAGCGATCCAAATGTCATCGTGGAACCCTTGTCTGCAAACTTCTGTGCCCCAAAGTTGTAAAATAAGTCTTGGAGTTAACCCAGGCATGTTTAATCTTTCACTCCACCATGGATCAATTTCTTCACGCCATTCACGGGCGTGTTTGGTGCGTCCTTCCAATAAATCTCTATCCCAACTAAACACCGACGCTACTGCATCTTTTAATGTAGCAGCAAAACTGTCGCGTTTGAAACCATGAAAGTTAACAAGATAATCGGCGGCAGTATCTTTGCCTGCGCCAATCAAACCGCAAATACCAATAATCATAATATAAACTCCGTAAGCTTATATTACATTATCCAATGACCCATGTCAACGGTTGTGAACCATCAACATAGTTTTTCAAATCTTCTTCCAATTTTTCCATTTCTGCCTGTGCCTCTTGTAGCAATGCTGCACCATTTAACTGAGTGCCTGCTTGAGGACCAGCAATACTGGCAAATTTACCACGTGCCTGACCTAGTATACTCTTACAAAATGCCAAAGAATATTCCTGTAACCATGGATAAACTTGAGGATCGCTTAGAAGCATACTGTCTGGTTTGTAATTAAATATCCAAAGAAGTACACTTTCAGTATTGTTTAATCCGTCTACTTCGGGACTCCAAATTTGAGTTTGACTTAGGTTAAAGCCAGTAACTGAATTAGCCCCTAAAGCTTGAGTTGCTTGTACTGTAATCACAGTGCTACTATTATTAACAGAAACTACAGTATATTGTCCGCTATAACCGCTTACAGGACAATTTTGAATGTACAAACTGTTACCTGCAGCTAACGTGACTGGTTGTCCTAAATTAATTGTAATAGTACTGCCGATTGTTGTGCCGGCAGCAGTTAAAGAATTTAATGTAAAGTAGGTATGACCATATTCTGGCATCTTGCGTACTAGTGTCAACTTTTTGGTGACACGATTCCAAGTATAATTCATATAGCCACCAAACATTGTCATAGCCAATTCTTGATATTGGGTGAATAATTCATAGTTAAGTAAACCGCCCACACGACCTGCTACTAACATATAGGTGTTTAAGTAACCGCTGGCAAATGGTTCAAACTGGCTTGCAGTAGTACCGGTTGTGCTACCGATACCTCTACGAAATATTTGACGTACTTCCATAATATAATTAGGAAGAATATATTCTTGCACCTCTGGTAGCAAATCTAAAAATGCATAGCTTTCCTCTACTGCGTTTTGCGCTTTTTGTCTATATTTCGTGAGTGCCTGCTTTATAGCTAATTCGTAATGTTCTTTGTCAAGTTCTAAATCTACTATTTGATCGCCCAATCGTAATCGAATATAATCAATCATTTCATTACGCAATTGATTCAAAGTTTGAATATTACCTGCAGCTTCAATTGCGCTGGCCTGACTTATGGGACCAGGTCCTCCGATATTATAGGTGCGTAAACTTAGATCATTTTGTAAGTTAGGTTGAATAACAACATTTGCAGTAGTCATAATAAAAGTCCTGTTAACCATATTTAGCTAACAGGACTAGGTTTAAGCTACCTTCAGCAGAACAATATCAGCACTGATCCTGCCATTGAGTTTTGTTTCTGTGGCCTTGATATCGTCTAAAAATTTTCTAAGAATAATTTTCCCTGCTTTCGCAAACTCTTTTAACTTTTCTTCCGGCTTTCTCAACGTTTTACAGATACTTTTGTCTGAATCGAAATTCTCAATTCCTGTTCCTTTTACTGAAAGTTGACTGTGAGATGCTGCAACATATTTGCCCAATTTACGGGTCTTAGTGTTATAGACCCACAGTTCATTGGCGCCGATAATTTCAGCTGGATTAATACTGACCAATTTCAATTCTTTAAAATCCTTGGCATATTTAAGCTTTGCTATCAATTTTTCTTTTGTTGGAGCTTTTTTGACTCGGGCTTTCTTTGTTGCCTGTTTTACTTGACGATATTCATCTAATGCCAATAGCACAAGATCCAACCAACCGATTATTCGTTTGAAATCAGCAGCCTTATAATGTTTATAAGCTTCTGTAAGTTGAGGATCTTTTTTAGATTGTGCCAATTCTAATTCAAATTTTCTATTTTCAAATAATGTTCTATACTTAGGCAATTGAGCTTGTACTACTTTATTGGCTGTAAGAAAATCATAAGGTTTAAAATTTGGCTTGGTGTTTTTAAGAATTTCGTCAAACATACCTTCCATTTCGCCAATCAGTTCGGAAGTTTTCTCTGCCAGTCTGTCTTGAATTGTGGGACGATATTCTTGAGCTTTAGGTTTAGTAGTAATTTCTTCAGGATCGGGTTCTGAATCAGAAATTGCTGCAATAATACATTTGGTAAGAAACTCAATGTGCGTTGCTTTAAATGGCATGCCTGCACGATGCGCCATTACTAGACTACAAGCAGTCATGGGAATACTTCGGTCCGCACTACGTTTAAATGCTTTGACTTGCACTTGGTTAAACAGACCAGACTTTTCAGCCCATTCCTCAACGTGTTTTTTTGTATCTTTTTGATTATAAAAATAATTGTAATAAAAGAAACTTTTACGCAAAAGATGATCAAAGTCATCATCGGACCATTCCGCTGCATCTCGGGGCCATTCGGGCTCCCCGCCTGTATATTTTTCATCTGCAAACAACGGATTACGAACTCTGGGAGGTTTAGTTTTAATTTTAATTCCGGCAACAGTGGGCATATCAAACTCCTTTTGTCAAGTAGGCCAAAGTAATGTACTGTTCAAGATTACTAACTAATTCGTCAAACTTAGTTAGCGCTCTGTCGTATTGAGCTGTAACTTTTCCGATTCTTCTACATTCTATCCAAAGATTATTTACAAGTTTTTGAGTTGCAGTCACAGATTGATACATTCTTTGTAGATCAATTTTTTCTCTGCCAGTAGGCATCCCAGCTATCTGATCCCTACACTTGTACAGTCTAGATTGGCAGTTAAGCATATCTGGCATTTAGCAAGTATAGCACCTTTGGTTTTTATTGTCAATCTGACCATAAATACATGATTAAAGGGTAGAATGTATGCCTAGGCTAAGTATGTGGCGTCCAAACCACACTAACGATTACAAATTTTTTGATAAACTAATATCCGAACAATTTACAGTGGGCGGCACGGGCATTCTTCTACACAAATACATAGGCACAAACAGCCAGGCAAATAGTTACATTACTTCAAATTCTACTACATCTGGTGCTACCTTATATTTTAGCAATGTGGCTAATTTCGAACCAGGCCAAACTGTACAAGGTGTAGGTATAGGTAGCAATACTGTTATTGTAAGTACAAATACTATCAGTAATACTGTGGTATTAAGCAGTAATATAACATCTAATATTACAACAGGACAATCCTTAAGCATATTTTGGAAAGATGCGTCGCAACCTGTTTATCAAAATCAAAGTGCACTGAACATTCAGGACTTATTGTTTTTAGAAAATAGGGATAGAAAATATGATACTTCCGTCTATACTCTTCGGGGTGTTTATACTGTTAATGATAATGATTTTGATTTAAACCAATTTGGTATATTTTTAAGTGCAGACACAATTTATATGACTTTTCATTTAAATGACACTGTGGCTATTTTAGGTCGCAAAATTATGTCAGGGGATGTATTGGAACTTCAACATAAAAAGGATTACTATCCATTAAATGAGGAGATTCCCGCACTATTAAAAAGATATTATGTTGTTCAAGATATAACATTTGCGGCAGAGGGATTTAGTCAAACTTGGTGGCCACATTTACTTAGAGTAAAAATGACTCCCTTAGTAGACAGCCAAGAATATAAAGATATTATCAATCAAATTACTGGTACTGACAGCCAAGGCAATGTTACACCGCTGGGCTCATATTTAAGCACACTAGATAAGTTATTAGAAATAAACGATGCTGTAATAGCGCAGGCAGAAATTGAAGTTCCTAAAAGCGGAACCAACGTTGATGAATTGTATGTAGAACCGATTAACCCAGATGGTAGTCCAGGAGATCCTACTGGAGTGCAAGTTGATATCACGCAAATGACGGTAGATTCAACTGTAAATTTTGCTGCAACACAAGCTACTACCCCAGATACTAATATTCCAGCATATTTAGGAGGAGACGGAACTCCGCCTAATGGCTGGCCAGTAACTGCAGGAACCAGCTTCCCTCAAGATCCCACTATTGGTGATTACTTATTGCGTACAGATTTCGTTCCTAATAGATTATTTAGATATGATGGAACAAGATGGACCAAGATAGAAGATTCAGTAAGAACTGATTTAACTCCGGGACCAAATAATCGTACACAACGTAGTTTATTTGTAAATAATACAGACACCTTTATAGACAACGAAGGCCGAACACAGCCTGTCAGACAAAGTCTTAGTAAGGCATTGACTCCAAAGGCAGATAATTAATGTCTCTCCAACAATTTTTTTACGATAATCAAATAAGAAGATACATTATTCAGTTTATGAGAATGGTATCTAATTTTCAAGTTGAGTTTGGCAGAGACCGCAATGGTGTTACTGCACTACAAAGAGTACCTGTTATCTATGGTGATAGCAGTAGGCAAGCAGCATCTATTATTAAACAAAATAGTGAAAACGTTATGAATGCTGTGCCTGCAATGGCTGTTTATGTCAGTGGTTTGACTTATGACAGAGCCAGACTGCAAAATCCTAGTTATGTAGGCAAATTAAATGTAAGAGAGCGATACTATGATCCACAAACAGGCGATTATAGCACTACCCAAGGAGATGTGCTTACTGTAGACAGATTAATGCCGGTTCCTTACAAACTAACTATTAAATTAGATATTTGGACCAGCAACACAGAGCAAAAACTTCAGTTATTAGAACAACTTTGTATTCTATTTAATCCAGCACTAGAAATACAAAGCACAGATAACTATATCGATTGGACTAGTATAAGCTATGTATTGTTAACAGATGTTCAGTGGAGTTCTAGAACTGTTCCGTTGGGCACAGAAAATCCTATAGACATAGCCTCATTAACTTTTGAAATTCCTATCTTTATTAGTGCACCTGCATTGGTACGTAAATTGGGAGTAATTCAAAGAATAGTTGCCAGTGTGTTTGATGGATCAGGTAATCTAAACGATTCCATATATGACGAATCTACCTTGCTTAGTAGGCAGTATTATACTCCAATGAATTATGGAGTAATTCTATTAGATAATGAACTTAGATTAGTAAAATATAATCAACCCGTAAAAGATGAATTTGGCACACAAGTAATCAAAGAACTTGTAGCCAATGTTACTGCAAATACCACGGTTATACTTACAGATACCGACGGTATTCAAGCAAATATGATAATTACCAGTGCCAGTATTGCCAGTAATGTAGATCCTACTATTCAAACTGTACCAAACTGTTTAGTATTGCAAGTAAATGGTGACACTGTTTTAACCAGTAACGTAATTACAGGCAATATTGGAGATAAAATTGCGTTTACTGCTGTAACCAGAAAAACAGGGGCAAGCGAAGTATGGAGAGATGTAATTAACGTTTATGGAAACTTAGTAAATGGCACAAGTTCGATCACTTTAGAATTAGATGATGGAAATGAAGTTGTTGGAACAGTTGCATATAATCCTATTGATGACACTAGTTTAATATGGACTGCAGACATAGACACCATTCCTGTAAATACTTTGCAGCCAGTAAACGCCATAATAGATCCTTTAAGTTCGAGACCCAATAGAGATTTACAGGATTTAGCTCCAGGAACTAGATATTTACTAGTAAATGATTATGTGTCAGCTGAAGGTGCACAACCTGTATATAATTGGTTAGGTATAGACGATACCCCGTTAGAAGCATATGCTAACGACATAATTCAATTTGATGGACAGCATTGGTCAGTTGTATTTGATTCAAGATACGAAACTACAGTGCAATATGTAACAAACTTGACTACCAGCGTACAATATAGGTGGAATGGCTCTACTTGGATTAAAAGTTACGAAGGGTATTACCCGTCAGGAAAATGGTTACTAACAATTTAACTGGTTGCGGCGCTTTAATTTTTTGTACTAGTTCCCAACGGTATCTGTTTCTATTACGAAACAAAGGCAAATATGCTGATAATTGGGGACTGGTTGGTGGAAAAATAGAACCCAACGAATCCATTTTATCTGGATTAGAAAGAGAAATCACTGAAGAACTAGGCGGCAAAATTCTTGGTGCGAAAATTTTGCCTATAGAAAAATATACCAGTGATAATGAAAAATTCATCTATCACACTTTCCTAATCAAAGTTGAGGAAGAATTTATACCGGATTTAAATTCGGAACACAAAGGTTATTGTTGGGTACCATTGGAAGATTATCCCAAACCTTTACACCCTGGAATTTTACGTATTCTTAATTCAGAAACAGTTAAGAAAAAACTAGATATACATCAAACAATTAAAGATTGAACACAATACTAGTTCGTGGTTCTTGGCTTTGATTTGGTACAACTTCGTGCCATAACCAGCCCGGCCAAATCATTAACAAGCCTGGATAGGGATCATACTTTGTACTGCTCATATTATACCAGTTAGTAGGGTCTTTAACTGCGTAAAGAAAGTCAAAAAACTCTCTATAAGTTTGATGCGGGTAAAAAGTAATAGGGCTACTTCCCGGCGGAGTTTGTAAATAGTAAATTCCGCTTATACTGCATTGACTATGTAAATGCTTGGCATGTGCAGAGCCTTCTTTGAAACTATTTAGGAACATGTAAGGACGCCAATTTACTGCATTACTATCATATCCTTGTAGTTCTAAAAATTCTTTGCCTTTTTGAAGAATAAATTCTCCAAAGTCCTTAAATTGCGGTTCATAAAATAAATTTCTAGTGCCATGAGTTGTTCTTCCGTTATAGTAAAACTGCTCATTTAAGTTTGTATTAGGATTATCCCAGATTTGCTTGGCGCTGTTTAACACAGGCTCAATCCATTCGGGATGAAAACTTTTACCTATGACACTAGGGAACCAATGATCTAAAGACATTGTACTCATGATGAAGACTTATTAAAAAATAATTGCACACTCAGCCTCGGAAATTCTGCAGCATTGGTTACCATGGTAGTGCTGTGCCATAGGGGCGGAATGAACCATATTGCCGAATTGGGATGAGGGAATACCCACCCCTGGCCTAAACTTTCATGATCATATAAAAACATCCCTCCCCAATTCCAATTCCAACTTTCGTTTATGTAAATAGTGCTACTTAATCTAGGACTAGTGTCACTAGAATCATGATGCCAATTAATTTGTGTGCCGGGCAACCA